TCTTGGAAAAGATCGTAAACTTCCTCAAGACAGTCGGACTGAATATTAAATAATCTTTTGTGCTGCGTGCAATCCTTGAGATCATCGCAGCCGTGTTTCGCATCATTCCAGGTTGGAAAGAAAAGCGGACACAAAACCTTGAAACCGATTGGCGCAAGAATCGCGAAGCTATTGAGCGTGATCTGCGTAGTGAGTCTTGGTGGTTGCGCAACAACGACACCAGTAACACAGACAACGGGAGCAGTTGAGTCTTTAATACGAGATGAAAACTATTCTGCTGTCCGTACTGCTGATCCAAAAGTACGCGCTTGGGCAAAGCGCGCTTTACATTACGTCAACGATCTGTCATTTGAATTGAGCAGAGAAAGACAAAAATGAACGCTAAAGATACCGCAAGAACAGAATATTATACGAGAATCATCGAGGCTCTTAACCAGCGCGAAACCTGGGAGAACCGCCAGCGGTTGTTCTATCAAGCCCGTTACTTTGGTGTACGCCGTAAGGTCAAGCCTTGGCCTACAGCCGCCGACCTGCACGTTCAGCTGATTGACACAGCGATTGAGAAGTTAAAGCCTTCATTCGTCAACAGCGCGATTGGTAACGACATCCTTTCCAGCTTCGTGCCGATGCGCCAGCAGTTAGCTCCGCTGACAGTTTCAGCCGAGCGTTGGTTTGATTATCAGATGCGTGAGCGCACCAACTTCCAGAAAGAGATTGTTTCCGTAATTGATAACTTGCTTCTCTACGGGCGTGGTGTGTCAAAGGTAGTCTGGAACGAGGATAAGAAGCGCATTGACTTTGAGGCTATTGATCCCTTCCATATTATTGTTCCTTCCTATACCAAGGAGTTCAAAGATGCAGATTTCATCGTTCACATCATCTCAACGAGTGTCGATTCCTATAAGGCAAATCCCTTGTACAAGCAGGATGAGGACTTTATCAAAACAATTTCGGGTAAGGCCTCAAAATCAGTGGGCTTACGAAGTGAGATTCAAGACGAGATTTACAGGCGTGAAGGAATTACTCAAGAGGCTGAGAACGACCGTATTGTCCTTTGGGAAATGTACACCCCATCCGAGGATGGATGGAAGGTCGAAACTTATAGCCCGCTTGTTTTAACCGAAGATGTCCGCAAACCTTTCACATTACCCTATCGTCACGGTGAACCACCTTTCGTAGATTTCCCTTATGAAGTTACTGGTGGCGGTTGGTACAGTCCACGAGGTGTGGCCGAGATCCTCCTCCCGAATGAGAACCTCCTCAATAAATTAAAAAATAGTCTCTCTGACTATGTGGAGCTTGCCAACCGCCCAGTTTTTGAAGCACAGAATCCCATCTCGCTAAACACATCGAACTTGAAGATGCAGCCTGGGCAGATCCTGCCACAAGGTTTGAAGCCAGTTCAGTTTAGCCAACCTCCATTTGACTTCCAGAAACTGATGCTTGAAGAGCGTCTGCTTTCCGAACAGCGGATGGGCAATCCAGACTTTGGTGCTGGGTCGCAGTTCCAGGTGTCGGATCGCAAGACTGCCACCGAGATTCAAGCGTTGCAGTCGCAGGCAGCAGCTTCTGGCGATTTACGCAATCGCATGTTCCGAATGGGTCTAGCCCATCTCTTCAAACAGTGCTGGTCACTTTACACGCAGTACAACAAGAAAGACTTGATGTATCGCTATGCGGAAGAGACAGGCTCGATGCCACCCGAAGGTATCCACGATGAGTATTCAATTGAGCCAAAGGGTGGATTGGATTTCATCAATCGTCAGTTCGCGTTGCAGAAATCTGTATCGCGTATGCAGATGTTCCAAAATAATCCTTTCATCAACCAAGGCGAATTGGTAAAGTCAGTGCTTGAACAAGACGATCCCTCGCTGGTCCGCAGACTCTTCCAAGATCCAAACGCAGCCTCTGGCGATCAAGCTGAAGATCAAGCGACTGAAATCGCGACTATGCTTGCAACTGGATTCCCAGTCGCAATCAAGCCTAGCGATGATCACAAAGCGCATATATCCGTTCTCTTCGCGTTTAACCAAGCGGCTCAACAGCGACAACAGCAGGTCGATCAGAGCGCAATGCAAGTTCTAATGGCGCACTTACAACAGCACTTGCAGGCGTTGGAACAGATCGACCCCAACACATCCCGCGCTATCCAGAAACAGCTTCGTGATGCAGGTAAGGCTCAGATGCAACAGCAGGGGCAACAATTGCCTCCAGAAGCAATGCAAGGCCAAGCACCAGCACCGATGGCAGGTTGAAAGTACCAGTAATGCGCGATGCCTTCCAAGCGGAAGGCTTGGCAAAGCTGTGTGAGTGGGCGAACGAACAGGGTGCAACTGGTAGGGCGGTTGAGATTGGTTCTTATAGTGGCGAGGGAACAGTAGTCATAGCAAAGTATTTTAAGGATGTTCTTGCCGTAGATCCTTGGCTGAACGGGTACGACATTAACGATAGGGCGAGTCAGCAATGCCCAATGAAGTTTGTCTTTGATGCGTTCCAAGAGCGCGTATCCCCATTTAAGAATGTTTTATATAGCAGAGGCAAAAGCTTGGATGCGCTCCAATTCTTCAAGGATGGCGAGCTAGACCTAGTTTATATTGACGGAGATCACCGCTACGAAGGCGTGCTGGCAGACCTAAAGGGTTGGCGCAAGAAGCTTAAAGAAGGCGGGATTATGGCTGGTCACGATTGGAGTTGGAAGTCAGTCAAGATGGCCTTACTTGAAGAAATAGGACAAAAGGACTATACACTATTTCAAGGCGATTCTTGGGCAATAAAGCTATGAGAAAACTAAAAGCAGCATTGGCGTTCATTCGCGACCAAGAATGGGTCAACGAACCGCAATGGGAGGATGAGGATGAGAAGGCGTGGACGGGATTCTTGTCAACTCCAACAGGACAGAAGCTAAGTCTTATTTTGCTCAACCTAACCCTGCGTCAGAATGGCTCTGCTGTGATGAAGAAATCAGAGGCACTTGCAGACGCTTGTGGTTATGCTAAAGGATTTCGTGGGTGTGTTGCGACCTTAGAATCGCTCGCATCCCAAAAACTTAACTCCGCCATCCCAGGCTATGGGGATGGATCGGATGAACCAGTAGCCGACTAACCTTTAGGTAGAATGACTCCCTACCGACAAGTGTAAGAAAGGGTCAAATGGCAGATTCAAATAACCTGACTGAAGCGGATGTATTGGCGATGGCGCAAGCGGCTGACGAAGGACGGGATTTTAATCCTACTCCCAAGGAAGACGAAAAAGCCAAAGTAGAAACGGAAGCTACAGAAAAGGTCAGCGGAGATAACGAGCAGACACCCGCGCCTGCTGAAGAAGCCGAAAAAACAAAACTAGAAGCATCGGATGATGTTTCGTCTGCCAAGGAGAAATCCGAGGAAGATAAAAGTTCTTTAACAACGCAATCTTCAGAAGACAAGTCGGAGTCGGCTTCCGAAAAGAAGCCTACCCGTTACGAGAAGGCTAAGTCACGACTTGAGAAGGAGTGGGAAGATGTCCGAGCCGAGAAAGCCAGAATCAAAGCAGAACGCGAACAGATCGAGGCTGAAAGGGCAAGGAAGACTCCAGAAGCTCCTCAAGGCGAGACAAAGACGGCAAGTCGCAAGTTTAGCGCGGAAGATTACAGGGAAGCGGCAAAGAGCTACCGTGATGAAGGCCGTGACGATCTTGCGAAACTCGCTGAAAACAAAGCCAGCGAGATTGAGGTTGAGGACAAGAAAGAGTTCCAGCAGAAAACCCAAGCAGAGCTAAAGTCTGCGTGGGACAAGAATCTGATGGAAGAGGTTGACGCAAACCCAGAACTCAAAGATTCAACTACTCCTCTGTACAAAGCCGTAACGGAAATGTTGCAAAACCACGCTATCCTGCGTAATTACCCAGCGGGTATCAAGGATGCGGTTGGAATTGCAAAGGTTAAGCTTAAAGCGGAGTCCGCCTCCGATTTGTCGAAAAAGGTTGCAGAGTATGAGAAAGAACTTTCTCAACTCAGAAAAGCGACTACTCCAGCGTCAGGTCAACCCAAAGGTCCTGCCAAGACTAAAGCTTTTCACGAACTCTCGCTCGATGAGCAAGAACGTGAATTGATGAAAATGGCAAGCGAAGTTGACAGAGGTTGAGTAGTCATAACAAACAAGGATACTTAATTATATGGTAACTACTGGTTCAGTCAGCGCACAGTTCCAGACGTACTTCTCGAAGGCGTTATTGGAACGTGCAATCCCATTGCTCCAAATGGAGCAATTCGCAATGAAAGCCCCCTACCCGACCAAAAC